GTGCACTGCCCAAGTGCACCTCCCAGTTCCTTTTGCGGAGTTCGGAAACCCCGGACAAAGGAACAGAAGGGCCCTTTCGGGTCTGAAAGAGCTAGCTCGAAAGCTAGTTATCAGGCACGAGGGTGTCCCGCTCGGGGGCGATGTTTATCCCCCCTAGGTTGTTAGTTTTCTAACCTAGCATTCCGTAGTTTGATGTTGACGACTACGGGGCGTCCAGAACGCTCCAAGTGGTCCTCAGCAGCGGGCAAGCTGCTCTTTTTCAAGAACCATTTGGAAAGAGCGCCCACGCCATCAAGTGAATTGATGGGTATGGGTGCCCGCACTCCATAGCCCCTTACCAAGGGGACTTGGAGATTGGGATCCACACTATGACGATCGAAACCGGCATAGTCGTGGCGCCCTAGCAACGAGCACGATTCCGGGACTACCGGAAACTCAGGAATGAGCTTCCGGATCCTAGAATCTAACCATTCCACAGTGCTCTCGTAACCCTCTTTCCAGAGTTGGTTACGGAGACTTACAAGTGAAATGACTCGTTGCACGTCTGACCGTCGTGCCGGGAAGATATCTCTGACTTTGACAATACTAACGTCAAAGCCATCAAAATATTCCCGACCACAAGACTCCCTGAACCTACCGGTCCAGAAGGACTTGTTCTCATTGACCTTGAACCCGAAGGTTTCAAGGCTGAGTACGACGGATTGCACAAAGTCAACGGGGATAATGATATCGTCCCCGAAGACGCGCACCTTGTGGCGGAACCGGTTCAGCTGGTTCCGATCACAAAACGGCGTGCTAAGCTCTCGTTCAATCCCAATAAAGATCACGGTCAGGAAGACCATGGCCTCAATAGGAAAGCACAGAGCTGAACCCATAGACGCGAACTTGGCAAGCTCTACAGTCCTCCGTGAGGAGTCTGTAGGGGACTTGCCAGGAACGCTCGCCCGTAGAGACCTAGTTGCTTGAACCGCCCGCTGTAGATGCGGGTGATTCGACAACATGGTATCCACGAGCTGCATTGAGACCCGATCGGATGCTTCACTTAGATCAAGTGTCGCAAGGTCCCCCAGTAGGGAACCTTGTCTAGCCAATCTCTGGTTAGGAGTTTGGTCTAAGAATCCAATCATATCGCGGAGTACTGGATTTTGCTCCACGTAATCGTAAAATAGCTGTTGAAGTCCACCTTGCATAAACTGCAGCGAGGTAGGCTCCATTGCTATGATACGGGGTCCTTTGAGCGTCTTAGGAACTGTAATTACCCTGGCGGGTAACTCAGTACCAGGTTCGCGGAAGTCAACCTCATCCAAAACATCACTGAAGCGATGGTTTGGAATCAAGAATTCCCACGCAGGGAAAACTTGATTGAGGCGTTCAGGCCAGTATCGATTGTTCCACTTCTGGTTACCAACCAGACGGTCTGCAGTCGAACCGGGTCCATGTCGAGGCTTCACCCTTCCGTGATAGACATCGCTGTCTATACGCGTTAGGAGTGAAGCAAACAACATGGATGACACTCGATGAAAGTCCTCCAAATCAATGGGGTCTCTCTGAGCGTCCGCTGAACGAACTTCCGTCTCACATTCGAGGTATTGATCGAAGGCAGCCTGGTCCCTTTCATAACTGCAAGGGACTTCGGCCTTGGAGAAAAGCAACGTCAGTTGCCTAACCCCAAGAATACAGTCCTTCGACGGATCCTCGAATAGCACGCCACTAGCAGGGTCGAACACATGCTCCAGGAAACCCCTGAGAAATAGGGGGAGACCTCCTCTTTTCCTCCATGAGGAAAAGGCGGTGGGAGCGACATGGCCTCGATCAAGGCTTCTCTCGAAGTCCTTGCCGAAGTCAGCCAGGGTTATCGCTAGAAACGATAGCCCCTCGTGTTCGGCTCGAGCCGAGACGGTCTTAATGTCTCGGTCGGCGCTAGTGCAACATCTGCTCGCGATCTCACATGCGAGCTTACTCCAGAGTGTCAATAGGCTTTTCATACTGCCTCCTAATCGGGGGTCGGTATCCTAGCCTATGACGGTCGCCAGACTTAGCTCAACGCCCTCACTAGTAATACGTAAGGACGAGGGTTGCAGCTAATCCGACCACGATGACAACCAAGCCCACACCAGCCAAGATCACTGTGATCTCAGCTACGTGGACAAGGTGATCCAATTCCTCGCGGAATTGGAGCTGAGCCTGGTGTGCGCCAACCTCTTTCGAGGGCGGCACACTGTCTTTACCAGACTCATGTTTATCGCTAACTCTCACCTCCGAGAAGCTTGGAGATGAGAGCGTCCGAAGACGCGGTATACAGGGCCTTGAAACCCGTGTAGATCGCGAAAAGCTCCGCATTCGTATAACCGACCTTTGGCGCGTCGAACACGATGTAATTACTCATCGAGTACGACTCGTTCTTGGCCGTGTCAAACGGATTTGCAGCTATCTTCGAATGGTCGAACCGAAGCACTCGGCGATTCCTTCTCCCGTAGGAGGAAGAGGCCGAGAGCTTGAGCAGCCCAGTAGCATCCTGGTATACTGCCTGGTTTGCCCCAGTACTTACACGGGGCAGGGACGAGGTAGCAGCCGAGATGGTGATGGACTGCGGGTCTGAGAACGCCATGAGGCGCACTCCTTTCTGGGTATAATAGCTTTCGCTATCAACCCGGTGGTTTACGCTAGTGTAACAACTAGCTACGACTTCCGGCTGATTCCGAGAGCCGCAGCAATGGACAGCTGGAAGGGTGACAAACCCTCCCAATTCAGTCCAAACCCAAAGGGATTAGCGCCCCGTCTCACCTTCGTTTCTGTTATGAAGGAGAGAGGGGATGCCTTAGCCTTCGAATCGATAAGATTCGTAGTCAGAGGCACATAGGTTACCTTATTAATGGAATGTTCCATTATGTAACCCCATCGCATAATCAGACCAACGCTGGCAGCATCACTGATGTTTGAAACAACATCACCAGTATTGCTGAACCAGTCGGCGGCCCAGGACCAAGGGGCTACATTCCATAAGAGATCAGG